GTATTCATCTTGGTTATCGCTTTCGGTCGCCAAAACAATAATAGCGCTTGTATAAGTTTCTTCATCAAACGGAGCGGGTAGCATGTGCGTGTTTTCATCATCATCGGAAGTAGATGCGAATATAGATAGCCATCGTCCTTCAGTTGACGGATCCTGTAGTTTGCCTTGGAACTGAATCTTTGAATTCTTGTATTTTTTACGGATCCATTCCAGCACGTCGGCTGTCTTTACTGGAATTTGGATGTCGGATAGAACACCGTTCAACGCAATTGATACTCCGTAGGTCATTCTTAGTTTCAATCTGCCTCATATGTTTAGGTTCGTTTTTGACGAAAACGGAATTCAGGTGTTTATAACATAGAAAGTACCCCCAAAATGTCCGGTAAGTATATTCCTCCAGCCCTGCGGAACAAAAAGGAGCCGAGCCTGACTTCCGATGACTTCCCTAGCCTAGGCATCTCAAGTCAGCAATCAAAAACATCATTTAAGCCTACGCGGTCCTTCGCAGTTCTTGCCACCGAATGGAATGAACACGAAGAAGAGGAAAAGTTGCGAAAGGAAGCCCAGCAGTCTATCCAGCGCCATGAGGCACAGCGTCGTGCGATTAATGACCGAAATGTATTCGTGTATCGCCCCGACGCCGAATATTATAACGAGGACAGACCAGACGATTCGGTCCAACCTTTGTGTGCCGATGATGAGTGGCAGGTTATTCAGAAGAAGGCTCAGCGTGAGCTCACTACTGAAGAACTGTTTGAGAAGAAGGCGAGAATGGAAGAAGAGGAGAAGCGAATGGAAGAAGATAGTGTATGGAAGGACGGCAATCTAACCGACTGGGACTATCGTGACCGACGCGCATACTCTTGAGTATAGGACACCAGCCGCATGATATAAGTCTTGATGTTAAACCCGATGCTCTGAAGAACCGCCAAGTAATAGGGTGCCTGTCTACCGCCGTACACCCAGCCGTAATATGCGGCTACCAAGCAAAAAACAGCTAATACTATAAACATCAAAATATCGACGAATGTAATAGTCTCAGTTGTTTCTCGTATTTCATCGGATAACCTTGTTTTTACACCTTCTATCTCCATTTATATTTTGTATCAAGTATTTGTAAATGGACGGAAACATAACTTTCGCTGCACTTTACAGTGTTATAACCCTTCTGATTGCAGGCGGCTTTTTGTATATGAGCCGAACCACCGGCCTCTTTGGGTCTGTCAGCGTCGGAAGAGTTGTTCCGACACTGTCGACCTTCCAGCGATGGGGTCGCGTAGTCGGTATTCTGATTCCATTCCTGCTAATGGCTTTTGGTCCGATTGCTGACTTATATTACAACAATTTCAGATACACCACTATCACGCTGGTTGGTCTGTGTGCCATGATACTTGGGCTCGGCTACCAGACGCTCATACGAGGCACGAGTACCTACCTGTCCAGCTTGACTATCGGGACGTCGTCAATCATTTCGTATGTGCTATACGACGTTTGGATTCAGGGACGTTCTTACAACTATAAGTCGCTATCTACCTTGCTCGGTTCGGTACTGATGTTCATACAGCTCCTACATACTGTGTCGGGACCTGTCTTTTCAACTTCTCTACTAAATGACCTAATAGGTACCATGATGGGCTCTGGACTCGGGCTGTTAGCATGGACGATTGTATGGAATCACCATCGCAACTGCCTGCCTCATTCGGTCGCAGTAGTTACTAAGTAGAGCGCAACGCAGTTCTGATTAGACGATAATAATTTGCCATCGCAGGCCCCGATTCCTTTCCAACATACGTAATGTCACCCGCCGCATTACGAACAAGAACTACAATTGTAGGCCAAACCTTAACGCTAAATTCCCGCGCGTAGTTATTCGGGTCGTTCTCGACATTTACACTCAGCCAGTTGACTTGAGAGAACTCTTCTTTTAGATCCTCTACTGCCGGTTTGATAACCTTACACGGGGCACACGTCGGCGACCAAAAGTGGTAGGCAGTCACACTCATTCTTCGTTATCTGTAGAAGTGATGATATGTGAAGATGCTACAAGTCGATATTGTGTTGATGTATGTAGCTTTTGCTTTACAATTTCTGTTCCGTTTTTCTTACATGTTTTGCCATACGCCGATATTAGAGCAAGATGCAGCGACCGTTCATCAATCTTACTCAAATTGTTCAAACACCAACTTACGAGTTCCTTTTCTGAAACTGGAGGACCCATAAGTTGCAATGGGCAACCTTCAATCTTTTTTATAGGCAGAGTTTTGGGATCTACTGGTTTGCCATCGAGTACCTCTGCAGCCATTCGGTCCACGATATGATTGTTCTTGCTATGTTCGTCGCTTCCACCCGTGTGTGCCTTTACCCAATTAATGGAATACGACTGAAACAGAACAAGTCGCCCACTAATTTGTTCAATTAGGTCTCGGTTCTTCACCGGGTCCCCACTCGCCGTTTTCCAGCCCTTGTTAATCCATCCAGGTATCCATTTGGTCAAACAGTTCCGAGAGTAATCGGAGTCGGTGTAGACGAATAGGTCCACATCTGACGCGGTGAACGACGATAACGCTTTCTCGACGCACGATAGGATCGCGAGGAGTTCACCTCGATTGTTCGTCTGCGGCTGGTCATCGGGAACACGGTCTGCGTGAGAGAGCGATACATGTTCTGGAAAGTAATAAGCGAATGACGCACGGGCTCCGTTCTTACCGTTATTAGTACAACCGCCATCAGTATACGCCACTACCTTCATAATACTTCTATGCGCGGTTTATTAATACCGGAATCTATTCGTTTTGTAACACACCTGCTAATAATCGCAGCTTGAAGTTGTGTAGGGTCTTCAACGTGAAACCATACGCGGCACCGGTATGACCGCTGTTCCAATGAACGCCTCAGTACCTGCTGGCACGAGAAGGTCAGGAATTCCGAATGAAGAACCAACAATACTCGGAATCGTTTATGAGATCTTTTCGTTATCCATCCTTCAAAAAACGGCGTGAATGTATCTACCGAATTTAGTTTGGCTGCGTCGACCACTTCAAACTCACATGAACCTGAATGTTCAAATTTATATGCGTTCCATATCTGAAGTGTTTGGGTATCGTTCAGAGGCTCAAACAGGATATAATGCGGCGGTGGAAACAGTAGGGACATTATCATAGTTAGTATACTTTCCATCTATACTGATTTCTTGGTCTTGCGAAACATACTTGCAAATCCAGATACTGTCGGAAACTTCTTACGAGTATAGCTATGGTCGGGACGAACAATTCCACGAGTTCCAGTCTTTACATAAGAAGGGGGCATAACACTAGCAACTGCCTTGAATGTTGACTTTTTGAGTGTTTTATTGAGCGCCCGCGCTACAGATTTTGCTTTCAATTTTGATGGTAGTAAGTGTTCACTTTCAACCATACCATCATCTTTAGCGGATTTAGGAGCTGTAGCGCCAGCTTCTACCAAAATCGGAGCGATTTCGCGATACAACTTCTTCGCTTGGGGTACAGTTGAAAACATAGTGACGGTTACGTACGTAGACATTTGTATCTCAGTGAGATTCTACTTCCAGAACAACAAAAAAACTATGTAAACGAATAAATGAAGCTATTCGGTAAAAAACCGGTAGCTCAACGGGTGGCAAAACCTGCCGAACCTACCGCTTCCGAACTTGCTGAAGCAACGAATTGCCAGACAAGGGTAAATACTTTTGTTAGTAAATATGGTGTACAGCCTCTGGAGTACGGAGAACTTTCAGCAGAACTAGATGGTTTACATATGCAGTCCGGAACTGCCCGTGGGGGAGATAGAGTGAAACAGCTTCAAGCGATGGTATCAAATAGCATTAGTCTGATTAAAGCTATGGATCAAAATCCACCAACGCCCGAATCAGCCGAAGCCCGAAAACGACTACTTGAAACAGCAAAGAAACTCAACGCTGAACTTAAAGGATTGACTAGCAAGGGTGCCAAACGCAAGCGAGCTACTCGTCGGAAACGGGCGCAACGATCTTCTTGATGGGCACCGACCCATCAATTAGGTAAAGTGAGTTCTCAGTTACCACAATATAACACGTTTCACACTTGTACACGTTCTGGACGGTTGACGTATACTCGTCGTTTGACTTTACCAGAAACTTCGTACCGTCGGGCTGGACTCCGATACAGCACTTCTTGTCCACACTATCACGGTAGTAGTCAAGATATATAGGCTTATCCTGTTCAATCGCAACCTGTGATGCCCGAAGTAGAACGCTCGCGGGAGGAAGGCTCATTTACAATATACAATTCTCTTATTGAACAAGTTTGAACGCATCCTCCAGCTTAAATCGGCATCGCATGTTCAACGACGGTAGTTCGGACTTGTCGGTAGACAGAACAGTCTTCAAGGATTCTTTGATAAAGTTCCGAATTGACGGTGTCTTCGATAGCTTCGCAGATTCGTACAAAAACATCGCATACTGTCCAACGTTCTCTTCCGTTTGAGCAGACCGAGGCTGTCTAGCCACATCATTCAGTTCATTTATCACGTCCTGTAGTCCAGAAGTAACACAATCGTCGGTGACCAGCTCACGCAAAAATAACTCCATCAGGAACTTGGCATAACCTCGGCGTTTTTCTTTCTGTTTTGTCCATTCAATCACTTTGTTATCAAAGTCTCTATCTGTACCGGAAGGAAACGTCAAAGTCTCATTCATGTTATACAGTTTTGGAAACATAGAAATTTGGGCTTGAATGTCATCTTTCATATCCGGAATTTCGGAAGTCATAATACGGGCACTCTCGGACATTACCGAAGCAAAAGCATGATTAGTTATGGCCTTATCAAACAACAGGGTTGCAATTCGCAAACGAAAGGTATCATCTCGTTTGTTAATTAATTCAATCGCATCCCTGGTTAGCTTTTCAACTGACGACGCGGTAATCTTATTGAAAATTCCAAAAATATCTGAATATTCTGGGTCTTCGCGTTCTTTTACTCGTCGCACGATATCCACCAGTACACGTTCCCGCCAGTTGTCGGTTGATTTCTTATGGTGAAATGGACGTGCTGCTGGTTTCGGGAATGGCTTGAAAACCATAGGAGTAATTCTCAATTTTGAAATATTATCCTGAACAATCTTGGGAAGAGCCAACTTCCCAGCCCCGCGAACGGAATAAACAGTATGAACCGACAGTGCCATACTTCTTATTCATAAGCTGTGTGAAAAACGAATACGTTTCATCTACACGGTATCTAAATCTAACAGTATATAAATGGGGGATCTAATTGGTACCACAAGATTCCAGTATTCTTGGATGTTGTGGTATCATGACCCCGAAAATAAGGATTATTCTCTGGAAAGTTACATTCGGGTAGCCGATGTTTCTACCCCCCAGCAGTTTTGGACTATTGTAGATTCAATACCCAAAGAAGCGTGGGAGTCTGGTATGTTCTTCTTTATGCGTCGGGGATTCAAGCCGCTCTGGGATTCTCCCGAGAATGAATCAGGTGGCTCTTGGTCTAAAAAAGTTGAAGCCTATATGGGGTATGATACATTCGTGGACATGATGGTACACTGTGTATCAAACGAAATTATCCCCAGCAGTCCCGAAACGGTCGCTGGTATTACACTCTCACCAAAGGGAGCATTCTCAATCATTAAGATTTGGAACACTACAACTGGGGCATCAGCTCGCACAATACTCAACACAAATATGAAGGGATTCAAAATTACAGATGATGTTACGTATACTGCCCATAAATCTCGTCCAAAGTAGAGGTAATGAAGATTCAAATTGAATTGGATAAAGATAATTTGGTAGAAAAACTAGAAACACGACTTCGATATTTAGTTACATTCGCATACCGTTGGCTAACAAATGAAGGAGAAGTTCTTGGATATATTTTAGGGGCTTTACATTTTATGTTATTCGTGCTTCTAGTATTACTGGTTATTGCATCGCATACGATTTATACTAGTTTTTGGTTTCAATTCTCAATTTTTATTTGCATATTATTCATTTGGATTCAACATGTCTTTTTAAAAGTATGTATTTCAGTTATTGCTGAACAGAATCTTACAAAGAATATTTCCCCGTTTCACACATTAATACAAGACGTATTCCAAATTTCCTCAACTGACTTCAGTAACTATTTTGTAATTGCTGAAACCGTTGCGTTAGGTTGTTTTGGGTTAGAATTAATAGCAAGAGCTGTAACATACGGCAGAAGCATATTTAGGCCGAGCATGGCATGAGGGCAAGCTGAACGCAACCCAAGTTGGCTACTACATATTTAATAAGAATGAACCAGTCATTCTTCATGTGAATTTCTAGGTTGTTACACAGATTCGTACACTTTGTGAACAGAACCAAATGGGGGAGTGAAAATGTTCCGGTTACAATTTCATCTGCTCCCTTCTTCTGGATACTAAACTCGTTCTCACTATCCCCCATTACGGTTGTGCGTGACGCAAAATGTCCCTTACATCCGAAAGTCAGTGATGGACCTACATTCTTAATTTCAACCGTCTTGGCTCCCAGCAGGGTCATATCGCGACAAATCTTCTGGAAATCAAGCGACGGCATCGTGATATGTGCCGAAAAGTCAACCTCGGGTAACTGTAGGTCGGGTTCGTCACGGTCGAGTAGATTCAACTTATAACGGGTAACCTGCTTCTTATCGCCATCTTCTAGCAGAATACCGAGTGTATTTGAATCATTCTGTTCGATATAAAATGTAATCGTATCGTCGTTAGTCGCAGTCTTGATGATACGGTAGAGATGATCGGTATTAATACCAATGACAAGCTTACCGGAAGTATGTTTGTATGAAAAATGCTCAAATTTATCGGCATATAGACGGAGGTGCACAAGAACGGTACGAGTATTGTCCATAGCAACCATCCGGATGCCTTCGGAATCGAAAATGAGACTCATCTCTACCAGGATACATTTGAGCGCCTCAACAAGGGTCCGAATGGCTCCAGTTTGGACCGTCTTCGCTTCCACTATATAATCCGTCATTTATTGTGTTAGGAACCATTCGTTTAAAATACTTATGCGCGGCGCTTCATTGTCGCACTCTTCTTGCGAGATACAATACGACCGGCCTTGTTATACTTCAGCGACTTCTTGGTCAAACCACCCTTAGTCTTCTCAGCCGTACCGTGCATAACTTGGGCGCGTGAACCGATCTTACGAGTTGCGCTTGGCATTTATCTAGTTGTGAGAAATTTGTATTGCACGATACTGGTGATACATTCTACCTATATCGAGATGTCGGTCTCCAAATTTGTTTCTGTAGAATACCTTGTCTAACATTACGCCCTTGAAATTTTCAACATACTTTTCATCAAAATTAATTGTATATTTCTTATTCAACATATTACCAATCGCAACGTCGTCAATTATGCGCATATCAAGTAGGTCTTTGTTTTCTACTAAATATTTACATACATCTCGAGACATAGTAATTCCAGTTCCTTGTGGATAACGAGTTAGTGCTACAGATGGATATGTTTCTTCTGTAATTCCACTCAACGTATGTAACCAGTTTAAAGTAAAAATCGACCCCCCATAAATAGTGTCGGAATAACTTGATAATTTTTCGGAAAGAATATTTGTATTGATAACGGTCGATATATTGCTTCGCACTAACACATCAAAATCGAATAACTCTAAACATGCCTTAATTCCAATAATAGTCTTTTCGAGAATACCGGGAGTATGTGTTTCGTGTCCTTTCACATATATTGTTCTATCGTTCTCATTATATATCCATTCTTTTCCTATGTTTGGATTGAATGCTACAAATATACTTTTATCATTTTCTAGAT